ATGTACTAGATGTAGGTTGTAAATATGTAGATGGAACATTATAAATCCATGTAGCACCACCATTTTGGAATGATGCAGATCCTAAACTTGATGTTAAAAGATAATCACTGAAATTATAAGTTACGGTAGATGCCGTAGGCGAATACCACAAACTAGCGGTATTTTGCGTAGTATTGTAATACCAACTAGCACCAAAACTACCAATTCCGTCAGTATCATATCTTCCTATACCCATATCCCAACTTTTGCTAACTGGATATGTATAAATTTTATAATCTAACGGTACTTCACTTGTAGAAGAAGCCTTTAATTTTAAGAAAAATTTAGATCCATTATTTATATCTCCAGTTAAAAGAGAACTTGAAATATCGGTCAAATCAAACTTAATTAAAATTCTACTAAATTCAGGATCATTAGTGAATGTTGTAGTTGGATTGTAAACACTCTGTGTTCCTTGTAAAGTTCCATTAATACACCCATTAAAATTAGTTAAAGATCCACTTGCAAAGAAAATTGAACCTGTAAAAGATCCTACTATACTTCCACTTATACTACCAGTAACTGAACCATTATAATTAGTTAAACTTGATGTAATTGGAATTCCACCACCATAAGTTCCAGATACATATCCATTGTAATTAGTTGATGTAAATTGTGAAGATCCACTGACATATATGTTTGATGATTCTGCTGCGCCTGATATATAACTTCCAGAAACACTTCCAATATAATTTAATACATCGAACGTCGAATAACTGCCAGAAAGACTGGCTGAAGTATAAAATGCAACGTTACTTATTAATTGATTTTGTGCTTTTAATTCTAAAATTTCATCAATTCCAAAATTTTTATCGGCATAACCCGTCTCGTTAGTTATGAATGTGTCTTGTTTTGGAAATATAAATGTGTGCATACTCTATTATATAAATATAAGTATGAAATTTATAAGACTTTTAATGATAAATTTATTAAATTACAGCACCTCTAATATCATTATCTGGAAATTTAACTTCAAATACTGATGGATCTAAAGATGGATATATAATCTTATTATGTGTTGCTTCGGATAAATTATATTCATGTGGTGAATAATTTCCATCATTTTGATTAAGATTTTTAAATACTACTTCAGATATAGACTGTACCCCTTCAACTTTCGCCAATTCTAATTCTAATTGATTAATATTAATCGGTTGATTAAAATACCATTTATCAACATTAAAGAAATCTTTTGCTTTTTGCAGACATTGATCTAAAACTTCTTTTTTATTAAAATTATTATATACTAATATTTTAAAATCTACTCCTATATTGATAATATAACCGTCAATAATATTGATACTATCAGATATAATCTTATATTTTTGTAAATAATGTCTGATGTTATATACCAATGCGTCATTTGTTTGTGTCAAGTTTTTATTTGAATTATAACTCAAAACATATAGATTTAAACTAAATGGATTAGAAACATCAAAATTTACTTTTCTAAAGTTATTTTCCAAACTATTATTAATCAATGTTGTTTGATTTTCATTGTTTACAAATCCATTTAATAGTGTTTGATTTGTAGAAATTGATAAATCGGAATTTGGTATCACCATTACTTTTGCAATGGAACCAAATCTTGGTGGTATAGAATATATTCTGGAAATGTAATCATCTACTGTTACTGTTCTATTTTGTGAACCAAAATTAGCCAAAGCATTTTGTCTGATTTCTTCTACACTTTCTTCATTTTGTCCACCAACTGCGGGATTTGGATTGGATATTCTAAACGAATTTTTAACAGTAGTTAATAATGAATTTTGAGAAGGATTTAATCCTGATACATCATTTAAATATGTAACAGATGATATATTCTTAATGGTATCAGATGGTGAATTTGATGTTAAACCACCACCAACTAAATATTGTACTGTTAATACTGTATTAGATGGTGATTGTCCAAATGTTTCAGAATTTAATAATTTACTAGTATCATAATTTAAATTTAAGTTACTAATATTTTTCAATCCGATACCAACTAATTCAGAATTTGGATATATTACTTCATCTGATGTTGCATCTGTACCCGCACCAAATTCAAGATATGTTGTATTATTTGCAGTAACATTTACAACAAACTTTCTTGATGTTTTAAAACTTTTAATTAACTTAGGAACTTCAGATGAATATTGAACATAACTATTATTAGTAAAACTAGTATTTTCTGTTTCTGTAAATATTAAATCTTGTGCCAAATAATCAACTTCATACCATTTATTGTTATCACTATCTTTTACATCAATAATATCAATTACATTATTTTCAGACAATGATATTTTATAAAATGGTACAGATGCACCTACTGTAAATGATGATGTAGTAATCTTACCAGCAATAACTTTTGTTGATTTCTTTAATAAGAAAAATTGTGGTATTCCATAATTATCTCTTGAATAAACAGTCACTTCTCTAGGAGAAAACTTACTATCAAGCGAAAAATCAACAGGATCAGTCGTTATAAAACTTACACCGCTTTCATTAGATACTTCCATATACTATCTTATCTTAAGAGCATAGTTGTTATCTGGAATATAGTTGTTATTAGAATCCTTAATAGAAGGAATTAATTGATATAAATCAATATTTGTAGTAGAAGATTTAGTAGGTTTTGTTTTGTAACCAAGATAATTTGCTAATGCAAGAACATTTTTTCTTTCTTCTGCATATGGCATTAAACTTTCTTTGAATTGATAATCTGTATAATATGAAAGAACATCTCCTATATAAGATGCCATTTCAATAAACATCATACCTGGAGATGCATCACTAAAATCTTTATATGTTCGTGGAAAATATGTTTTTGAATATTCAATTAAAGACGTTTTAAAAGAAGAAAAGTCTCTGTTAAGATACTTAATTTCTCTACGAGAACTATTAAAAGACTTTTGTATAATGTCTGCCATAATTAAATATTATTTTGATTAACTGTCAAATTAAGTGTATCCGTTTGATTATTAACCGTAAATTGTATTTTTATATATAATATATAACTATCTGTAAGTTCATTTTTTTCTTGATTTGATATACCAATATCTATTTTATTTACAGTAACACCTGGTACATAATTGTTAATTTCATCTGTGATGATTTGTTTAACTATATCAGGAGAATCTTGTAAATTTTGTTCAAATAGATATTCTTGTAAACCAGAACCAAAATTAGGATTCATTCGTCTTTCACCTTTTTTGGTTCTCAACAAATTAGTAATATTGGCTTTTACTTGGGTTAAAGTATCATAACTTTGTTCAAAGTATCCATTTCTGCCAATTTGAAGTGGTAATGTTAGTCCTATAGGATTCATATTATTCCATTGATACCATACCGGAACTTATAGATCCAGTTTGTTTCTTTTTATCAACGGCTTTCATTAAACTTCTAAAATCTCTGTTAATCACATTCATCACTTTACCTTGTTCTTCTGTTACAGGAGCAACTGGTTGTGATGTTTCTATAGATTCATTCATCTGCATACCAGCAAATGCTTGTGATTTAAATACAGAATCTAGACCAACCATTGAACTTTCACTTGGTATTTTTACAACAGTTTGATTCAAAATTTCATTCAAAATAGGATTACTTGAATACTTTTTAATTTCTTTTGGTTTTTGAACCGATTCTTTTACTACAGTTTTGGTTGCAACAATAGATTCATTAGATTGAATCGTACTTGATTGTTTTCCAGACAATACTTCAGACAATATTTTTGGAATCAAAGAAGGTAATGTTTTGTCCAATTCTTCTCTAATTATACTTCTAATTATTTCTTTTAATTCATTACTTTTCATACGCTATATAATTATCATTAAACTTTCGGGATTATATTATTTATTTTGTTATTTATTTGTTCTGTAGTAGGTGGTTTAGGTATTTTTATAGTCTTTATTCGTTTACCAATGCCAGATTTAATCTTTTTAGCCAGTGCAACTCCGCCAATTGCACCTACCGCTCCTCCAATACCAGCACCTATTCCCCCACCAAGTTTACTGCCAATACCAGCACCCAATCCTCCACCTACGCCACCACCAATTGCGCCAGTAACACCACCGGAAACAGCTCCACCTATTGTACCACCAATAGCTCCTCCAGTAGCTCCACTTAAAGATCCGCCGACTCCGCCTCCAATCGCAGAAGATGCACTTTTTACAACACCTGTTACCGCAGAAGTCGCACTTTTTGCAACACCACTAACAGCAGAAGATGCACTTTTTGCTAAACCTGTCAATCGATCAACAGTCTTACCTGCAATTTTACCAGGACTAAAATGTTGTGGATTGAAATTTGGGGCAGACATTTTAGGTATTCCTATAGACGGAACAGACGGAACATTTGGTAAAGGCGGAACACTTGGTATACTTATACCTGATAAATTAGGTAAACTTGGAGTTGATACACTAGGAATAGAAGGTACACTTGGCAAATTTGGAATTGATGGTATTGCCGGTTTTGGTATATTAGGAATTTTAGGAATAGAAGGTTTTGGTATACTGGATGCGATATCTGCTTTTTTTGCGATTGCAAATTTTAATCCATTTGAAGCTTCTGTAGGCGCTCCTGGTAATGCTGGATCAATATCTGTAAATGATTTGAGTTTATTTATCATACTTGTTCAAATTGTACTTCAACTGGACCTTCTCTTCTTAATTTTCCTTTAAATTCACCAGGCAATCCTTCACCTGAAACTACGTTTACAGATACTGGTTCTGTAGCGTTCTTAAATCCCTCCGGAGTAACTCCATCTACTCCTGGAGCATAACCACCACCTGTAACAAATACTCTTCTACTCATTAATTTATCAAGATTATCTCTTAAAAACTTTAATTGTGTATTTTGAACGGAATCTTGAGTTTTATCTGGATTTGGTCCTGCAGATCTATCATGGACATGTTGATACCAATGAACATGATCTAATAACCAATTACATAAATCATACATCCAATCTACTGTGGTTTGTCCCAATAGTACTGGTTCATTTGTTTGTCCATATTGACCTAAATAAATAGCAGGACTATTAATTACTGTTTTATTATTGGTAGTCATTACAATTTGATCGTGAGCATCAACTGTATATTCACTATCAGTTACAATTCCATATCTTTCTTTTGAAAAATGTAATGTTTCTCCAAATCTACTACTTAAAATCAATCTATCCGTATTAATTACTATTTGATCCCCTTTTAAATTTTCTGTGTCAAAATTATATGCAGTAGAACCGTTTGGGGAAAATAATGGTTGTTCTTCTTTTCCTTGTTGAAATATAGACTTATAACAAGTTGTTCTCCATTTTGATTTTGTTAATCCTGATGTAATGTAAATTGAACTTCCGTCATGATTTATGTCTTCTTCAATTAACCCACCAACATTTTTCTGTGAATCTGTAATCGCAGGAATTGCTGGGAGTTTAGGATGAACTAATATAGGTTTATCCAATGACAATTTTCTTTGTCTATTTCTAATTAAAACCATTGGATTTCCACATCCTTCATTGGACGCATTTACCGTAGGGTCACCTTTATAATCAGAATAAAAACCCTTGTCATTCTCTCTTATATTATCATATGCCGAAAAACGAATCGATTGTCCATGACGACTTTCAAAAACAGTATCTCCTTCATATCTTTTTAATTTTCTAATTTTTGAATTTGATAAGAAATATGAACCGAGTACTCCTTTTACTTGATTATTTGCAATCTTTTTATGTGCATTTAAAGATTTAGGTCCAACCACTGCTTCTGTTTTTATACCATCTCCAGATACTAAATCTTTATTTCCCGTATTGTTTCCATAAAAAGATTCTAATCTAAAATTAGATTCTTGATTTACAAATCCATTTAGATTTAATTTTCTAGTGTAAAATAACTTATCTAAATATTTTACAATAATTACAACTTCATTTAATAATGGATATTCAACTATTCCTGTGGACTCCATTGGAAATGCCCATGATAATTTTTCTTTTTCCAATCCTTGTTGCGAAAAACACAATCTTACTTTACACGCACCAATATAAGTATAATCTATATCTTTATTTGTAGGTTCATCACCTTTATAGTTTTGAGGAATATTTCTGGAATCTACTAAATGTCTTTTATTTACTATTTCAGGATGAGTTTCATCCAAAATTACATCCAATACAATTGCCGGTTCCAATTCATAAAATTCATTTGATGGAGCTGCAGATGATTGTCCACCAACAGATAATCCAATATTGTTTAACTGTCCATAACTAACAGGAGAAGATTTTATATTAAAATATGACATATTATTTCTTTATTTCAATTGGAATGTTCATTGTATCTGTAATCTTCCCCACTTCAGCCATTAGTTGTTGTCTTTCTTCTTCGGATAATCCACCAACCTCTTCTGTACCTTTATTATCACTGCTAATTAATCTTTGTACTATAGCAGCTAATTTAACTAGTTGTTCATCGTTCCTCACACTTACATCTAAGTAGTCTTTTATAAGAGGAACGATGACAATAGCATCGTTCGGTGTTTTAATCATACTTCTTAAATCAGATACCAAAATATCAATTTGATCTTTTTTCTGTTCAGAATTGATTACAACGTCTTTAAGTAAGTTTGAATATTTCTTACCTTTATACAATTCAAAATCTAAATCCATACCTATAAATAGATATAGATTTGAATAATTATACTATCAATTTAATTTACCTCTGTCTAAATAAGACTGAGCAATTACCCTTTGATAACTTTTCATCTTATTTATTACTTTAGTAATTTGTTGTGTCTTACAAGATG